TTCCCACCGCTCCATTCCAAGTGGATTGCGGTACTTCTTTGGAAAGAGTTTGTCAAAAAGTCCCACTTTCATTCTCCTATTCGTTCATTAATTGACGGGAGTATTCCCCCGCCCATTTATCCTTGACTATCAGGGCATCCAACAAAGATGCCGTGCCGTCTATGTGGCTGTTACCATTCAGCTTCACGATCTTGACTCTCTTGGACATACGGTCTTTCTGTAAAGCCGTGTCCAAAAGGTGAACCCTTAACAGGGCATTGTTGCCAATCTTGATGCGTTTCTCTTTGAGTTCACCCTCCAACTTGTTAATGGCGGGTGTCATGTTCCATCCTTGCCAGACATCATCCATCTTGAAAACGGAAGCCATCTGTTGAACCAAATACTGACTTGAATATCTGTCATATCCAATAACCAACGGCATGATCTTGTATTCGCTTAACAAGTCCATGAACCATCGATAGACATCGTTATAGTCAACAAAGCCTTCTCCGCTTAAAGAGAGAAAGCCTTTTTCCACAAGTTCTTTGTATGGTATGTCATCCCTTGCAATTGCCTCTTCCAACTTCTCTGCGGGAAGCCAGAAGTGTGATATGACATACTCGATGCCGTCTTTCTCGATGACTACGCAAGCGGAAGTCAAGTCCGTTGTCTGTGAGAGGTCGATTCCTCCGACTGCGTAAGTGTTGTAAAAGTCCTCCGGCCTTATCGGTTCACAAACCGCACTATCGACTAACTTTGTCGCTAACCACGCTTGCTCGGAGGACTGCTTGATACAACAATACTTCGTAAGGAACTCAGCTTTCTTGGAGAGTGAACCCTCCGCAATTGCAATTTCCTCTAACATATAATCAACCGAGACCGAGACACCAAGGTTCGGGTTTGACTTTGCAAGTTCGTTTATATCGTTCCACTTCTCTTCGTCATCAATGATGTAGAAGACGGGAAGCAGTCTCTTTTCTTTACTGTCTCCGAGAAGGAACCTTGTTCCTCTTTTAAACAATTCATCATAGATGCCTTCATTGACATATCCGGATGTAGTGCAAGACAAGATCATCGGTTGTTTACGGGAACCCAGAGCAGACTTCATAACTTCGTACTGCTTTTTTCCCGCATCTCCGACCCATGATGCGACCTCGTCACATACAACCAAGTGAGGATTGAAGCCGTCTGACTTCTTCGCATTGAAAGCGATCTTCTTGATGATGGTATTTGAGTCAGCGATATAGAAGTCAGCCTGTCGGCCTCTCTTCTGTATCATTTGACTCGTGTCTTCCTCCGCCTGACACATTTGCCAGAAGCAAGAGTAAACAATTTCCGCCTGTTCCAATTTAGGAGCCAGACAATATATTTCCGCTCCGTACTCTCCGTCAAGGAAAGCGACATAGCTCATAACAGCCGCCGCAAACAAGGACTTGCCGTTCTTTCTTGCTACGATGAGAACTATCTCACGGAATTGTCTATATCCGTTCTCGTCAACAACTCCGAATATTACGGAGACAAGAGCCTTTTGCCAGAGTTCCAACTTCAACAGGTCATTGCGGCCCTTGGAGTGATGGCAATAGTTCTCGATGTACTTGATCGCTTGGTTTGCTTTCTTTGGTGCAAAGAAAAAGGACTTGTTTTCAAGTCCTTTAACAACAAACTCGTATAGAAGTATTATCCATCGGCCCGCTATTATCGAGCCATCCTTGATGGCCTGATAATATTCGTTGATGTAGTTATTCATCTTTCAGCTTTGAGAATCCGCCCGACTTTTCTTGCACCGGTAGAAGCTCATCGAGTTTTTTAATGATGGACAGATAACTCTTGTCTCTAATGGCGAAGATCTTTGACTCTGGCCTTTCCCTTGGGAACTCCACTCCGTCATTAGCTTGCTTAAACATTTCGGTATTTCCGTTTTCCTTGATGTCTTCCCAGAGATCGTCAAGTGAAACCCTTAATCGAGCCGCTTGCCAGAGTAAGCCTTCGACTAACTTTCTTTTATTTGCGGGTATATTCTCATATAACTCCGCCAATCTGTCATATTCAACCTGTTCTCTGCTCTTTTTCATCGTTTTGGCTCCCTTTTTAATAAAAATGCAACCCTTGTCTCAAATCGACCTTTTGTGTCTAGATCGAAGTCCTTGCACCGTTGACCTTTCGGCCCAAAATAAAAATCAAAAAATGACAAGGGGATATAAATTGTCGGCTCAATTTGGTTTCGTGACCAATTCCCCGTCAATAAACACCCATCGTCTTTCGTTTTTGCTTCTGCCGTGCTCATCATTGTGGCAAGCTTGACATAATGCTTCCAAGTTATCGAAGCCGAACATGATGTCTGGGTCTCCGTAGTTCTCCGCAGACAGATGGACTTTGTGATGCACTATCTTTGCGGGTTCGTATATCCCTTTGGCAAGACAGCGTTCACACAAATGGTTTGCTCTCTCCAAATAGATCGCCTTGCATCTTCTCCACTCAGGCGATTCGTAAAACTTTCTGTCGATAGATCTTGCCATGTTCTTCACCAATTAAAAGGCTCCCGCTATTGCGAGAGCCAAGAAAGGCGGAATAAATGACTGTGGTGATGTGGATGTCAAAAACTCCTAATATCACCTTATTACTCATTTAAGGTCAATTCAAGTCAATTCAGGTCACACTTTCTCCGATGCCTCTTCAAGTTTTCTCAAAAACATAACTGAGTCTTCACGCATATAGTTATAGAAGTAGATCGGGTCTTTGATCTGTGCGAACATCCGGATGCCATGTGTCTTAAACATATTCTGAATCCACTCAACATCGTCATCATACTTTCGTGATGTGAACTTGACCGCCTTTGCCATGTCTGCTCTCCATATCCATTGCCAGACCGTGTAAAGAAAATTATAGTCTCGGAATGAGTTAGAAGCGAAGTTCACTCTGACAAAAGTGCTTTCGGGTGATGACTCAAAGAACTCTAACACTTTCATAAATGAGCAGTTATCGATCAACCAATCATCGCCATCGAGAAGCCAGATATAATCTCCCGTTGCAAGTTCGATGCCGTCATTCCTACCAAGACCGCTCGAATGGTATTCCCTGTCGATAATGGTCAGATGCTTATATGATGGTCTCAAATACTCCTCAATGATCTCGTGTGTCCTGTCCTCACAGCAATCGCAAATGAATATCGGCTCGATCTGGTCATGGTCATACTTCTGATATTTCAGAGAACAGAGCAATGGTTCAATGTACTTCTCCAAGTTATGAACCGGAATAACTAATGATAATCTCATTCGACAATAACCTCCTGTGGAATAAACTGACTTACGGCATCCAAAGCCTTGTTCCTATAAAACTTTGTCCTCGTCAGCTCGTAGTTATAAAGTTTGCCCGCTTGTGGCAATGTCAGCCTGTTTATGTAGATCGCTTCAAGAAGTCCACGATACATCGTGTTGTCCACCTTCTCAATGACATTGTGAGTACGGCAGTTTTCCTCTGACAGATGCTTCGACTTCTTCTCGATCTTCTCACACAAAAGACTGTACTCGATGTTCTTGGACTCGGTTGAGTTCTCTCCGTTCTGGGTCGGTATGTATTCCGCATCATACTTGCCGATGCCCGAAAGATCATCAAGTATCTTTCCTCTCTTAAACACGAGCTGATTTATTTCAACTTCTGCGTTCCACATCCGTGAAAGCCAAGAGTGAGCGTGATACTGTTCATCAGTCATTGCTATCACCTCTTTTAAGACCTGACCAAAGCCAATGGCAAAACCAACCCATAACAAACGCAAAGCACAATGCTAAATATCCACTTGTCATGTCTTCTTCCCCCTGTTAATCCAAGAGATCATCACGAGCGTGAGACAGATTATTGCGGTTATAATGATTGCTTTCATTCGGAATCACCTTCTCTCATATCTGCTCCACAGTTAGGGCAGAAGTTAGATTTGCCTTGAATACTAATGCAATTACATTTATTGCAAGCAACAACCCTTTTCTGTTTCGCCGTATAGTCTGTTATCCACTCGCCTTGCGGTCTTTCCGCAATGCTTTTTATATATTCCAAATTAATATGACCTATTACTCTTCCTTCAAGATCGATAATATCTCCGTCAGTTCTTACTTTGAAAATATAATCGTTCATACCGCACCGCCTTTCTTTACACTTAATCGTTTTCCGCACCACTTACACTTAAACCACAATTTGTTTTTCGTGCGGTTGATATATCCACAAAACTTACATTGTATCTGTGTCATTCCGCAC